GGACCATGTGCGCTCGAACTCTTTCTGATCTAGCGCCGCGCCTTCCTCCATCATGATTCCGCCCGTCGCATTGGTGCGGAACATGTGCATCAGTTGGGAATAGAGCTTATTGGCCCACTTCTGCGGGTCCATCATCGGCCGGACTAAGCCGTACCACCAGTTCTTGTTTCTATCACGCTTGCCGGTGATCGCCTTGTAGGTAAAGTCTTCAGCTTCAATCCGGGTGCTTTCCGTCTGATTGCCGGCCGCGAAGCAGCGATAGAACACCTTCTCCTTGATCGGCGCGGTCTGGGCGTCAGGATACCGAGACTTCAGCTCGTCATGTTGCTCCGGCGTCAGCTTCGGATAGCCAGATTGCATCGGCACATTCGGGAATTGTCCCCGGATCAATGCCGCATGCGCCCCCCCAACCAGATGCCGGGGCTCGTTGTCATACCACTGATATTCCCGGACGATCACTTCGTCCTTGTTGCCAAACGCATCCTCGTTGGTCCCGTCGTACCTGATCCTGGGGTCCACGATCACAGGTTGCTGGCTGGATAGATCGTGATCGCCCTCGTAGGCCCAATTCGGGAACATCTCCTTGAAGCTGGTCTTGGACATTGGGATTTTACGCCTGAGGTACTTGGCATCGGCAAAGCAGGCTTTGCGTGAAGACGGGTCCCAAGCCAATTCCAGCGGATCGACTCGCTCCTTGGTGATCCGGCTGTCCTTATCGAAATCTGGGCGTGTCTCGGTCGCGCCTATCCCGCAGATCAAGGCGTCTCTGAAGGCGTCTGAGTCCTCCTCGTTGCCTTCGCACTCGTCCATGATCCATTCCGCGCCCTGCGTCAGAATGTCGTCTATGGCTGTGTCGCCGACTTGCCTTGGGAAATATTGCACCTGCTGGCGATTGCTGATCTCAGCGCCGGACACCGCATCAATCGTCGGGGCAATGCGGTTGAACACGATGGGGATGCGCGACAGGCTCTCCATCTCATCGATTTCTAGCCGGGTCCACTGACGCCCAGCCACGAAATCATAGCATTGCAGCGCTTCCTTGCGCCAAGCCATCCAGTGGGCATCAAGGAGCTTGTCCCATTCGCCGATGCGGCTGAGCAGGTCCGAGCCTTGATAACCGCCATCGTTGGTGACGGGATCGGCTGGGCGCTGGTTTGGGTTGGCGTCGTCAGCCATCAATCGGTCGCTATGTTCATGCGGTGAATGCAGCGCGTCAGCAAGCCGAGCGCGTGCAGGCCGGTGATCGCTGAAGCCGAGTAGTGCGTACTAAATCCGGCTTCAGCCTCGCCGCATTGCTGCGCCCAGCAAAGGACAAGGGCTGTTGGCGAGCGCGTTCCGGCGTCGATCTCGCGCAGCAGATCGATCAGCACATCGCGAGGTGTCCAGTCCTTGCAGTCCTGGCTTTTGTCGGACCTGATCTCACCGATGGATTTGGGGTGGTCAGCGTAATTCACACCCACACGCTCCGCGATGGCGTTCTGCGGCTGTAGCGATCTTCCGAGCGCTGCACTCTGGGCTGCTCGTATTCAACGCACATCAGCCCGAACGCATCGGCGCCGTGGCTTGACCAGTCATGCTCAGGGCCAAGATCGTTCTGCCGCACAGGATCGATCTTGGCATGGTAGGAGCCCAGGGCATCCAACCCTGGCTCAGTTGTCGCTTCGTTGAACCAGATGCGTGGGAAAAGCCGTCTGACAGCCTCTATCCGCATCATCGCCGCGCCCTTCCCCTGGTTGGTCACGACCTTAGTCTCAAAGCCGGCGTCGTTCAAATGCTCCTCGAAGCGCTTGCCGGTGACTGTATTCGAGTTCACGCCATCATGCGGAAGGACGCAGAGCGCATTGCTGTGTCCGCGCTCCCTCAGCTCATTGACGTAGTAGCCAAGCGTCTGGCCCTGGCCCTCGATATAGTCGAGCACGAGGATTTCCCGGTTAGAACTTTGAACAATCCAGATCGCATTTGCATCGGCATCTCGGCCCGAACCGCCAATGTCCCACACCGCGCGTTTACGAAGCAGGGGATCGGTTGAAACCCGTGTGATTCGTCCTTCCTTGCGGGCGTCCATGATCTGTTGGGCGAAGTACGCACCTTGGAATACCTTAACATATGCGCCCTCCCAGATGTGCTCGCATTGATCGGGGCGCTTCCTGAGGTCTTCGTCGCGCTCGGCGCGCAGCACATCTGGAAACCATGGATTGTCGCGCCAGTTGGCCTGCACGACGAGAGCGCTTTTCGGGGGATCATTGCGGAGGAAATGGTCAACCGCGTCGATCTTGCGCCTTGGGTTCCAGCTGAACCAAAGCTCCGAGTTCTCGGTACGGATCGTGGGCCTGAGAAGCGTCAAGCTGCGTTCGCTCAGCGTTTGCGCCTCTTCGACCCATGCACGGCTGAAGCCTTCCAGGGATTTGATGGTCTCGGCGTTGTGGTCCTGCATGCCCTGAAACGCGATCACGCCATTGCCTGGCGTTTCGATCCTATCATCAAGCACACGGAAGCGATCACCAACATTGAGGCTGATGATCTTGTCCTCGATCAGCCGCTTGGCCGATTCCTTGAGGGTGCGCTGGACTTCACGGATGCAGACGCTCCTGAGGCCTGGAATTCTGAGGCTGTCGTCAACCATCAGTTCGGCGAAGAAGTGGCTCTTGCCGCTGCCTCTGCCGCCGTGTGCGCCTTTATAGCGAGCTGGCTTAAGAAGCGGCTCGAACACTTCGGCCGTGTCGATGGTGAGGACGCCGTTCTTGATCATCCGGCTTTCACGACGCGGCGCTCAATGATGCGAACGGCAACCGGCTTATCGTCGTCGCCTTGATGCTGAACGGTTGAAAGACGAGGATGGACATAAGGCGCAGCGGCTATCGCGGCCTTCATGCGCTCTTCGTGGGGCTGATCCTCGTCGCGGAGGACTTTGAGCATGTAGGTAAGCGGAACTAGCCCAGCAGCCGAGAGGATTTGCTCCCTCGCCTTGGTCGCCTTGTTCGGAGAGCCTTTTGTTCGGGCCATTCTTTATGGATAGCGCAAGGCGTTCAGATTGTTAAGCCTGGGCTTATAGAGCCTGAATGCCGACATACGCCAGAGCGCCGATGATCGCGGCGATATAGGCGATGATCGCGAGGACGATTGAGCCGATGATGAGGGTCGCACCCCAGCCAATGGCTTTCCAAGCGAGATGCATCATGGCGTTTTCTCTAGACGCTTCTTGGCATCCTCGACGCATCGGACCATCCAGGCGTTGACGTTGACGCCTTTGATCTTCGCGCGGGTCGCGACGAAGGCCCAAAGCTCCGGGCTCATGCGGACGGATTTGACGATGGTTGGGGCTGTCATACAACGAACGTAACACAATCCGGCTGTATGACAAGCTTGTGTTACTTCTTCAGCTTGGCGCGGGCCGCGCTTTTGATCTTCGCAGCCGTGCTAGCCGAGATATTGCCGGCGCGCTCGGAACGGGTTGCGCCGGAGATCGCGAGCCTGGCGTGTTTCTTATCACCAATAGGAAAGCTGCCGTGCGGGCCGGCTTTCTTGCCCGGAACTTTCGAGGGGCCAATCTTGGACTTGGCCATCACTCCCAGCCTTTGCCCTTGAGGTTCCCCTTTAGGGTAGCTTTGCCACTGAAAAGTCCGCCCTTCTTGCCGCCCTTGGGAGCAGCTTTTGGGGCTGGCTTGGATTTGCTCTTAGCGGCCATTGATGATCGGCGCTGAAGTGCGAGGAGCCAGATCGCCCTTTGCGACACTGGAGCCGCCGCCGAAGGTCTTGATGCGGCCTTCGCTGGTCACTTTGGGCTTCGAGATACGAACGCCGGGGCTGGCGACCGATTCCATCGGCTGGTCTTGATAGCGATCCTTGGCCATGCTGGTTCCTGCTGGTTTGGTTTAGCTTAGCGCGATGATGTGTTTGCGCAAGAGGGCTTGGATGCGTTGTTCGGGGGTCATGTGATCCTTCTAGCATAGCTCCCCCCTTTCCGCCTCCCGGTATGGCCCTTTGGGAGCCTTCCGCGAGCCTCTGACCATGAGGAGGGCGAGCGCCCCGCGTACTCAGTCTCCTTCGGGTGTCTTTCGATCACCCTGGCGCATTGTCCCTGCGCCACCAATCGAGAGCTTTTTTCGGCGCTCTCACGACAGGTGAGGATCGGAGGTCATCCCGACTGACTCAGACTGCCGCTCCCGACCGTTCCGGGGGTTGCCCGACACCGTACAGGCCGCTGGATGGAATGGGGACACCAGAGCCAGCGCTTTGTTCGATCCTTTGGGGGAGATCGCAAACCCGTTAGAGCCACATCATCGGCTCCTCGGGGTGTTGCGTTCTGCCGGCGCCGGTCATATACTTTGCGGGCCTGCAAGCGCTTCGTGATCGTTCACCCCGATCACCGCCCCGAGGGACTGGCTCTAACCAGACCTCGGGGTTTGCATGTCCAGACTAGGGTGTTCGGGATTATCGTCAAGCCCCGCGCAGCCGCCTAATCAAAGGGCTGGGCAAGCGGGGCGTGCCGGCCACGCGCTCAGTTCTTCTTTTCTTTCTCTTCAGCACCACAGGCGCGGGCGATAAAATCGCTGACCCTGCGTTTATGGGCATCGATGCCGTAGAGCACCGTCGAGTGCTCGCGGCCGAGCTGGCGACCGATCCAAGCAGAAGAGTTGCCCCTCTTGCTGAGAGCGTACATGACGTGCTGCCGAGCCCGGCTGACGCGATCCGAACGACTCGGCCCCGTGATGTCCTCGAAGGTCAAGCCGTGGTCATGGGCTATTCCAGCTGCGATGGCGTGCCAGTTTTCTGGATAGGGCCACGGTTGCAGACCATGCCAGAGCGAGAGATAAACCCTCATGGGTGGCTGGAGCCCAGCGCATACCAGCGCCGCACGTCCTCGACGTAATCGGCGCTCCACATGTGATCCAACGGATGAGTCGCCGGGTATCTCGATCTCAGTCGAGCTAGCAAATCCTTGTGGAGTCTGGCTCGGCGTTCTCCGGGTGATTCGCGCTCGATATGGTGAGGCCAAGGATTGGATGCGCGGGGAAGGCCGTCGTCGGTCATACAGTGACAATCTCCATTCCGTGGATCGCTCTCAAAAGCTTACGCTTCAGCTTAAACTCTGGAGTCTCGATGCCCTTGGCGTCCTCAACGATCACGTCGCCGGATTTCGCGCGATAGAGGAAGTCGCCCACGTAGGTGCAGATCAGGTCATCGCCGATATAGAGCGGAAACCGGGGCTGAAGCGCCAACTCACTGATCATGCCGGCGCGCTCCATCAGCTTCAGCTCGCCATATCGCCGAGCCTCTTTCTTGCTGGCAAAGGTGATGCCGTCCACTTCGGTGCGAACGGCGCCGAACTTGGATTTACGCGCTGCGAAGCCAGCTCTCATCGCGCCGGCCGCTGAATCATCTCGTCAATCGCGCGGCGGATAGCATCACAGCGTGAGCGGATGCGGGCTTTGGCGCGCCAGGCGTCGAGGCGGTCCACTTGCTCGGGAGAGAGCACTAGATTGAGCCGAGCGGTCTTTGGTTCCATATCGCGACACTACATCAGGCGCTTGCCTTTGTGCAAGTCCTTCGCTAACGTGTACATATGAAACAGCGATACGCCTATTTCAGCGATGGTGCGATCTGGTGGACGGGAAGCAACCCGACGCCAACGTTCAAAGCGTTCGATGACGCAGAACGCCTCGCCGAGCAGTTTGAGCGAACGCTGAAGACAGACTGGTTTTACGACCATGCGATGGAACGAGCCGAACAGCTCCGCGCCGCCATGCTGGAATATGCGATATGGGAGGATTCACTTGTTGCCTGACTTGTTCGAAAAGCTCGCCGAGCCTTTTCCTCCAGACGCGATCTCGTGGCGCGTGGGATCGACCAACGGCGATAAGACCAAGGGCCTAGCTTTGGCGTATCTCGATGCGCGCGATGTGATGGATCGGCTCGATCTGGTCTGCGGCCCGGCCGGCTGGCAGAACCGCTATTCGCACGTCGGTGGCGTCACTGTCTGCGAAATTGGCGTGCGTACCGAGGACCAATGGCTTTGGAAAGCCGATGGCGCCGGCGCATCCGACATCGAGGCTGAGAAGGGCGCGCTCTCAGACGCCTTCAAGAGGGCCGCTGTGCGTTGGGGGATAGGAAGGTACCTCTACTCCCTGCCAAGCCCGTGGGTGACGCTCGTAGCCGCCGGACGAAGCCAGAAAATCGCTGACTCCGAGTACGGCAAACTGCGCCAGCTTCTCGCCACGCATTCTGGCATCAGCCTGAAGTCGTCAGCCGCCGCCAAACGGCATCAGGATTTCGAGTACTACGTCGGCTTGATCAACGCAGCCGATGACCTTGAAGCGCTGGGCGCGGTCGGACGCCAGATCAAGGCGGAAATCCACATGCTGCCAGCAGCTCAGCGCGAACCTCTACAAGACGCCTATCTCTCGCACCGCGAAGAACTGCTGATCAAGGAGCCTGCGTAATTCCTGCCTTGTTGGTTCTCGCCGGCCAGCGCGAGCGCGCCAAGGCCATATCTTGGATCAGCAGGGCGCCAGCGAATAGCCGCGTGACCTTCTCAGGTCCCAAGCGAACCCTGGATCAGTCCTCCAAGATGTGGGCCATGCTCACAGAGATCGCTCAACAGGTGACATGGCATGGTCAGCGCCTCACGCCTGACGACTTCAAGCTGGTCTTCCTTGACGCACTGAAGCGCGATGTCAGGATGGTGCCGGCGCTGGACAATCGCGGCTTCGTGAACCTCGGGCGCTCATCCTCTACGCTCAGCCGGGAGGAAATGTCAGATTTGATCGAACTAATTCAGGCGTGGTGCGCCGAACACGGCGTCATCCTCGGAGAGCCAAGTGAGCCTGACGCGCACGCCGGTTGAGCCCACCAAGCGCGTTCCCCTGACGCTCGCCCAGCGCAACGTCATCATGATCCGCCAAGGCTTCCGCTGCGGATGTGGATGCGGCGGAACGCTCATCTCCGAACCCGTCATTGACGAGCACCTGATTCCGCTAGAACTGTCAGGCAGCAACGACCTCTCAAATCGGGCGCTCTACCTCGTCGCCTGCGCCAAGCTGAAAACCAAGAAGGACCGGCGCGACATCGCCAAGGCGCACAGGCTCATTCGAAAGGCCAACCCAGAAACCCGGAAGGTTACGAAGCGCCCAATCAGATCGAGAGGCTTTCAGAAGGACTTGCGCAAGCGCATGGATGGCACGGTCGAACGTCGCTAGCTCTTCCGTCGCTCCAGACGCTCGTCGGTCGGCCGCTCCCCCACCCGCGCGTCCGGCGCGGGGTCGGGCAGGTAGCAGCGGCCGATCCAGCTTGAGATTTCGAACGGGATCATTGCGATTCTGGCGCTTGCGGCCTTGCGGCGCGGTGACGAGGACGAGGACGAGGCCAAGCCGTCAGGCGTGCGCGGCCCATCGTTGAACCAGCGCTGGCGGACTTCCTGCGGCTCTACCGTCGTCAACCTACAGTCCGTTCCCGGTGCTGTCCTGCGCTCGACATGCTGGGCGACAGAGGCTGACTGGAACGAGCCACCGCTGCCGTCGAAGCGAAAGGAACCCACCTTGACGTGCTTGTGCTGCGGCATGAGCCCCGGGATGTCGCCCCAGAAGTACATGCTGCCCGCGTTCCACGCCGCGCGTCCCACCCATGGCTGGGCGCCACGGACGTTCTCGACCACCATCGGCACGAACTCGCCCTTGGCCTCGCAGACCTCACGTTGAATGCGGAACTGCTGCCAGAACAGGAATATGCCGAGGAACGGCGCGTGCAGGGCCTTGGCGCGACGCCAAGGCATAGCCCGATACGAAAAATCCTGGCATGGCGACGAGCCAACAATGAGCGACACATGCGCGTAGTCGGCGCCGTTGATCTCGCAGATATCGGCCAGCACCAGCTCGAAATGCTCGGGCGGCATAGGCTCGCCAAGCGCGGCGAACATGTTTTCGATGTCCACGCCAATGACGTGCCAGCCGGCCGCGATCAGGCCCGAGGCCCACCCCCCCAGCCCGCAGCAGAGATCGAGGGCGACGGGGCGGGTCATTCGACGTGCTCGCCCCGGATGGCGGCGCGGATCATGGCGCGCTCGGCCCCCATGGGGCTAACCGAGGGCGTTGACGAAAACTTCCACGGTCCCGCTATCGCGTGCTCGCGCCGTAACCTAGCGCCGCGCTTAGAGCCGCTAAGACGGTATTTGTAGGCCACGTTAGGCGACATTCCGAATGATGCCGCGACAGCAGGTACGGCGGCGTAGTCGGCTCGGAGGACAGCCAACACTTGCTCATCCGTCCAGCGCTCGCAGTGGTGGGTCATCCCAGCCTCTCCAGCCTGAATACCCGCTCCGATCCGGCCTTGCGCGGCTGCACGGATAGCGCAGCGTGCTCGGCGCAGTACGGCCCATCACCCTTCCTCGCGCCGCAGAACCTCATGTCGGCGTGCGACTGCCCGGCTGGCACAACCGACACCGGCCAGCGGCAGGAGGACCAGAGCAGGGATAGAAGCGGAACTGGCTCGGGAGAGCCGCTAGGACGGGCGCTGGCGAGCGTTTCAGGGATGGGTGGGGCCAGTGTAGGCTTCGGCGTCGAACCGCGCTGCATGGCCTTCTGAGCCGCCGTGAGCCGGTTCTGAAGCGCGATGTCGCCCTTGATGCGGTGGGCGACTCGGCGAGCGGTCATATCGTTCTTTTCGAGACGACCAAACACGCGCGCCATTTTCGACACGATAGCGCCGCGCCCAACGCCGAACCGCGCCGCGATGGCTGTCGCCGACAGGCCCTCCACGTAGTACCAGACGCGGCACTGCTCCGTGTTGGCGTCGTTCCAGCCAGTCCAGCGACTCACGCTTGTTCTCTCCACGGATCGTGCTTCGGCTTAGGCAAATCGCCCTTGTACGGCCACCCGCCTCGATAAGTTCGCATGTAGTCGCGCAGGTAGACGTTGCGGCACAGCCGGCAACGCGGATGATCGCCGCCCGTCGCGTTCTCAGCGACTCGCGCGTGGCCGCAGCGGAACGTCACCCCCTTAGGCGCGTCGGCGGGGGTCATGCTGAGCGCTCGAAACTAATCACCACGCCGATACAGGGCAGCGGTAGGATGTAGAGGCGGCGCTTGCGAGCGTCCCAGAACGCGCCGATCCAAAGGTCGTACCAAGCGAAGACCGGCTTGACTGTCATTCTGGCTTCTCGGCTGGGACAAGTCGGGCTGGAATCTGACGCCGATATCGGTGCGCCATGATCAGCAGATAGCGAGCCTGTGCGTCGCTAAGAGGTCTTTCTGGTGAGTGTTGCGCAAGATAAGCCATGTCGCGGCAGAACCGCTTTTGCGACGTTCCAGGCAACATTGAACACTGCCCTAGAGCCGTGGCGATCTCGATTTCGTGCGGCGTCACGCCAGCCTCCGCAGCTCAAGCGTCCGCTCAGCGATGAGGGTTTTTAGGCGTTCGTTCATGCGCCAATATCGGCCACGGATTCGCAGGTTTCGATTGTAAAGCGGCGCTCCAGCCAGATGCATTTCCTGGACTAGGTAGCTTTCCAGCCACTCTCGCTCACACGAATCCAAACCACCAGACACAACGAAGAACTCAAAGGCGATCCGACCGTAGCGGCGCATATCTGCATAAAGCGGTGCGGGACTCCCACGCCAAGCGCAGCGACAATGCTCGTAGAAACGACGATGTGGTTCAGCGGTCGCGCCGATGTAAAAACGGCCTGTACGCTTATTACGGATTGCGTATACAACCGATGATGCAGCGAAGCTCATTGAGCTGCCCTGTAGTAGATCGTCTCCCGCCCTAACCCCAGACCCTTCATAATCGCCTGAGCTGGCTCCCGGCGCCCGTTCACCGTATCGCTTACAAGCGTGACGGAAACGTCGTGTGCGGCGGCCCAGGCCTTAGCGGTGCCGGCTTTCTCGATCTCTTTGCGCAGCAAGGTGCGGACGTCATCGGCTGTCATGCGACCGAATATGGACGGTCTGCGCGTATCCGTCAATTCGCAAAATAGTTGTTGACGCCAGTTTCGGTTAGGTTCAGTCTCTCCTCATCAACCACCGCCCCGGCTAGGGGGAAGAGGAGAAGAGACCATGAGCACCGAGAAGAAGGGCTACACCGCTAAGGTCGAGCGCGGAGAGCGCCCGTTTCAGTACAGCGCCGAATATCAGGCTTGGCTTTCAGCGGCCCGCAGCGGACGAGACCGCGCGCTGGCCGAGGCCGATCAGGCTTGGCGCAAGCGCTTTCTGGGCCGACCCCACCAGCCTGTTTTCGCGGACTAGCAACAAAAGGAGAAAGGCCAACCGGCCGCAGCGACGCCCCCGACTACAACGCTGCGGCCCATTAGCCCTTTTTCGTCAAGGAACAAACCAAATGACCAAGCCCATCAACTTCCCCGGCCACAAGCAAGAGCGTCGTCTGCGAGCTCTGCGCCGTCTGCAAGCATCTCTTGGCGTGGTGCCCGTCATCAGCAAGCTCACCTATCAAGAGCGCCGCAAGCTCGCGGACCGGCTGACGATCATCTGCGGCGAGCACACCCACGATCATTCGGTCCGCACCAAAAAGAACCGTGCGGGATTCGCGCGTTTCGCTCGCGCCTGACTTCACCATCCCCGACCGGGGCAGAGGAAATGAGATGACTGACCGACCCATCCTCTATGCAAGCGAAGGCGCGAACGGTTCTCTCGTTCTGGAGCGCCACGTGCCGAACACGGCCGGCGGCTTCAACCGCGATCACGTTGCCACGCTGTTCTATCCAGAGCCCATCCGCGAGGCGCTGACCTATGGCTTCGTGTGCTCGGATGGCTGGAAGACGAGGCTGCACCGAGTCATCGGCCCGACCAGCGGAGGGGAAGGGGAATGAACCCGATGAAACCAGCCACGGCCGAAGCCGCCCGCGAAGCCTACCGTAAGTCAGCGCGCTTTCATGCCATCTGCAACTCCATCGTCTCGCAAGAGATGCTGCTCGCTGCCCGTGCGCTTGACGACGTGGAACATGAGCCGTGGCTTGCGCGAGAGGTCTGCGACCGTATCGCCATCGACGTCGCCGCTCGCGTGCTTCAGACCATCTACGAGAACGATACAGAAATCGCACAGTGGAAGCAACTCGCCGAGCGCATGACGGACAGCGCGCTGGAGATCAGCCGACTGGCGCCGATGCCGATTGTCGTCCGGAAAGACGCGCTATGATCCGCCTCACGACGAACAACGGCGCTCCCGTCCGCCTCTACGCCAACAGCGGGGGCGAAATCCTGGCCGCTGACGGCCGGCGCGTCGATTGGGCTGACGTATCAGACCTGATCGTCGCCAACGCCTCACAGGCCATCCAACTCGCTGCGCATGGCCGCCTGGTCACGGCCAAGCGGTTCGCCCGCGACGCGCTCGATCTGCATGATGCTTGGGTCGCGGCGAAGCTCTATCGCTCAGCATCGCAGCCAACAGCCCTCGACCGTGCGGAGGCTGACGAAGCGGGGAGGGGGAAGTGACGACGTTCGCCGAAGAGCAATGCATTACCTGCGGCGTTCAATTCGGCGTCGTTCCGATCTTCCAAAAGACATGCAAGGACCTTGGCCCGAAAAAGTCCTTCTTCTGCCCGAACGGTCACTCGATGGTTTACCGCGAGAGCGAGCCCGATAAGCTGCGCCGAGAACGTGACCGCCTAAAGCAGGAAGCTGCGCGGCTCCAAGAGTCGATAGATTACGAGCGCCGCCGAGCTGAGCAAGCCGAACGCCGCATCTCAGCCGCCAAGGGCCAGATGACGAAGCTCAAGAAGCGCTCAGCGGAAGGCCGCTGCCCGTGCTGCAACCGCGTGTTCGTGGACCTCCTCAGTCACATGAAGAGCAAGCACGTCGAATACGAAAACGAACCTATCGATTTCGACAAGTCGGAACAAGAAGCCGCAGCATGATCGCCTCCTCAACCGGCTGGCGTTCCGGCCAAACCTTCCGCCGCAGAGCCACCGAAGCGCCTCTGCCGATCTTCGCCGGCCAGGTCTTCGAGCACCGCCGCGAGCCGTTGTGGCCGAAGTGGGCCATCGCCCTGGCGGTCGTGGCGCTGATTGTCGGGTGCTGGCCGAGATGACCCTTCCTACATCGCCCCGTCCCGATCAGACGACGCAACGGCGCGTGCGAACCGCCGAGCCTGTGTCGGTGCCGCCCCCGAGGCATGGTGGCCTGCGCATGCAGGGATGGGTGAAATGAATCTAGCTCCTAAGGCGGCCAGTGTGGCCGATACGGCTATGGCCGCCGCATTCAAGCGGGCGCTTGTGGCCCGCGCAATTGACATCAAAGAAGTTCACAAGGTCAAGGATGCCGACGCCCGAGAGATATTCCGGGAAACTCGGTGGGCTGACACAGACGGAGAAGTCACGTGCCCAAAATGTAAAGCCGGATGTCCGTGGGAAATGAAGTGGAAACTGGGGGCGTACAAGTGTCGCAACCCCGCCTGTGATTATCGGTTCACACTTACTGCCAAGACCTGTTTTCACGCTCACAAGTTACCGTTACAGCGCTGCTTAGTGGTCTTGGGAGCGGCGGTCGAAAACGGGATGACCGCCAGCCGACTGGCTGACGTTATGGATGTTACCTATAAAACGGCGCTGTCGTTTGCGCATACCTTTGGACTCCCTGACGGCAGGCGTGGAAACGTCAAATCGTTGCCGCTAATGAACTATCCTTATCGGGATCGAGAACTTCCGCCAGTTGCGCCTCCGCCCGGATATGACCTCGTCTCAGAAATCAACTCCCTCATGCCAAGGAATCTCTACGAGGACATGAGGGCTGACGTCTCGCAAGAGCTGTGCCTCGCCGTGCTGTGCGGCGACGTGGATCGCGACAAGATAAAGCTAGCCGTTCCAGAGTATATAAGTCGTTACTATAAGATGTTTCGTTGGAAGTTTGCCGACCTTTCTCTTGATGCGATTGTACCTGGCACCGACAACTTAACCATAGGTGGAACCCTGCACGGAGATAGGTCGTTCGAATACTGGGAGCGTCGTTAGAAATGCTTGTGGGCGCCCCAAATACGTCCTATACTATGAGCGCAGCAATCTCGCTGCGGAACTGCACAGACGTTGTGCGGCATCATGGAGCGCTTCGTAATGCCGGGGCGCGCATTCCGACGGGGGTGCGCGCCAATATCGCCCCTCTCTCCGACAGCGCTCTTGAGGCGCGGCGGGTGGTCTCGCCGCAACAACGAGAAGAACCCTCCCAATCCCCCGGCCCCCGAGGTCCGCCATGGAACCGACAGACCCCCTCTCCGCTCTCCGAGCCACCGTCTCTGCGATGACGCCGGGGGAATGGGTGCGCCTGCATGACGCTCAGAAGACGAGGGCCGTTGTGGTTCTTTCGGGCGATGACAAGCTCAAGGGCGCGCTAGTAGAGCAAGCTGGTCACACGAACAAATGCCAGTGCGGGCAAATATGGTCGCTCGCCGTGGACTGGCCCGTTGCCTACTGCGATACACGCCAGCAACGAGAAGGCCCGACCGGCAAAGCGCGGATGGCCAACGCCACCGGCATCGTAACCGCCGTCCAAATCGCCCGGTTCGTCGCTGATCCCGAAAGCGTGGAGAAGGTGGCGCGGACGCTAGCTCGGGAGCGGTGCGGACCTTCCGGGGAACGCCTAGCCGATGCTTGGGTGGACCGGAACTGGATCACTTTCACATACGAAGCCGAAGCCGTCCTCACCCTCATCGCGAGAGCCGCCAATGCCGAGTGATGGCCTCCCAAAATTCGCGATGGAGGGTGAGCGATATCTTGAAGAGGCCGAGTCGGTTCTGGCCGATTGGGCGACAATCCTGGCAGACGAGAGCCGCGACGGCGAGGCAGGAGAATGCCTCCGGGTGCGTGGCCAAATCCTCAAGCTGCGATGCTCTTTCCTCGAAAGCGAGAAGCGCCCATGACCCCCAACCCCGACACCCTCTCCGATGTGCTTGGACGGCTGGAGACTTGCGCCGAGCACATGCTCTGCAACGCGCTGAACCTTGAAGGCGACTTCGAGCCCGACGAGCCCAACGCCGATCTATACCGCCGCGTCGTCGCCGATCAGAAGCAATGGCACGCCGATCTGTTGGTCGCCATCTCTTCCCTTAGGGGCTCAGGGGGGTGGAGGCTCGTACCTGTCGAGCCGACGGCCGAGATGCTCTCGGCGAGAGCACGCCTAGGCCAAGAGTACGCCGAGGACCGGCAGCCGGTTTCCAGTCGCTACGGCTTCCAGCGCCCGATGTATCCTGCTGTTGTGCGGGAGATGTGGTTCGCCATGATCGCAGCCGCCCCTTCCCTTCCCCCGCCTCCCGAGAAGGGGACGAGATGAGCGACGCCTTTGAATCTTGGCACTGCAAGCACGAAAACGATCAGAGCAAGGGCTTCCTGTTCTGCCCGCCCGAGGGTTGCCCGAAGCACTACGGCTGCGCCCGAGACCACGGATGGAAGCCCGGCGATCCGTCCCCGCGCGAGTGCCAAGACTTACCGCCGCTCTCCCCCACCCCCGCCAGCTACGCCGAATTGGTGGCGCGCTATCGGACGATGGCTCAGAACCGTTGGCGAGACCTTCACGGCGGCTACTCGATCCAACCCGACCCGCGCGCCCATCCCAATGACGAGTTGGTCATGGCCATTCTGAAGCTCGCCGACGCCCTCGAAGCCCTCTCCCGTGAGTCAGAAGCGAGAGGGGCTGAACTCGACGCAGCTTACATCGCGATCATCGACACATGCGGGTTCCTGCGCGGAAACGGAGACGTGTGCGAGGTCGCCGCTAATCGGTTGATCCGCCAGGTTCCCGAAGATTTTGACGAGCGCGAGGAAGCGGCCCGTACAGTTCTTGGAGCCAAGCCGTGAGCGACCCCAACCCCGCAGACGGGATGAGAGAACGGATGTTGCTTGAGCGCATCCAGTCCGTGTCGTCTGACGGCTGGACCGGCGACGCATGCGTTGTTGACCCTGAGCAAGCAGCCGGCATCGCATCTCAGTTCTACGAGGAAATCCTCTCCACCAAGGAGGCAGAGATCGAGAGGTTGAAGGCTCGGCTGAACACGCCCGAACTTCACGACTTCACCAAGGCCGTCGTGCTCGAAGCCGCTCACCAGCGCGAGCGTTGGGGCGAGGAACACGATGCCGGCAAGACCAACGAGGACTGGTTCTGGCTGATCGGTTACCTCGCCGGGAAGGTGCTCAGTTCGGCCAAGAGCGGCGACGATCACAAGGCGCTGCATCACACAATCAGCACCGCTGCGGCGCTGGCAAACTGGCACGCCGCGCTCAACGACGACAACCATGAAATGCGGCCAGGTATCGGAGAAGGCAAATGATCTGGGGCGATCAATGGCTATGTGGCTGCGGCTGGCACAACCTGTTCGTTCGCGTGCGGTGTCGAAACTGCGGGGAGCCGAAGCTTCCTGACGAGAAAATCGTCTCGCTTGATGAAGCGCTAGCAACACTTCCTACCGCTGAGGCTCTGCGCCTCTCTCGGGAGGGGAAGTGAGATGGTAGTTCCGAATAATCCAGAACAACCGGCCAGTGACGCCCAAGTTCTGCAACGGCCGCTGCATGGCGAAGACGGGCCGTGGCTCATCATGTCTCACTATCACGGCATGTGGCATCGGCGGTCTGAGGACGGCCACGCGTGCGGCTACACGGGCGACATCCTCCGCGCCGGCATCTTCGAGTTATCGACCGCCGAGCAATACAACGATTGGGGAACGCTCCGCGGTCGTGATGAGGCTGTGCCGGTCAGCCGATACATCACGGCTTTCGAAACGCGCCTGATCGAGATGGACCACGAACGAGAAGCGCTAGTTGCCAGAGTCGCGATGCTGCGCGCAAGGCTGCCTTCCCCACCCCAGGAACTCGGGGAGGGGGGAGCGTGAGCGATAAGCGGCCTTGGTGGAAGCTGCCGATGTGTCTCGCTGGATGGTGCGGCTTCATCACAGGCTCCGATGACACCGGCATTTGGGGCGAGTGTGCGACGTGCGGCAAACGCGTCGGCTTCGTCTCGCGCGAGGAACTTAGGGCTTACGCGGGCCGCTTCATTCCGCCCCACGCAGGAGACGAGCCATGAGCGCACAGAAGGGTCCTGGCGAAGGATACGGCGCAGCGAAGGCCGAAGCGCTCAGCTTGAAGCCGACACTGAAGAGCCGTGCTGTTTTCTATGGCTCTGAGCGCCTTGGTTACGTGGTCGAAGACCCTACCGACGACAACAAGCAATGGGGTCGCGGCCCCAATGCACGCGACGCCTGGAGCGAGGCGTTGTTCTGCCTTCGCAACGGCACGCGGCCAAGCCTAGAAAAGACGTGGTGAACCTCCATGACCGCCCCAACTCCCCCCGCCAGCACCGAGGCCGCGATCATCAGATCGTACCGCTATCGGCTTGCCCCGACCGCAGCCCAAGCGGCGAGGCTGGGGCAGATTAGCGGAGCCTGCCGCTTCGTCTACAATTTGGCGCTAGAGCAGCGAGAGAACTGGTACCGACAATATCGCCGCAACACTGGCTATGGATTTTCCTACATCCGCCAGAGCTACGAGCTGACCGCGCTTCGGGCCGAAGTCGACTGGATCGCTGCGGTTCCTCGGCACGCCCTGGACGAGGCGCTCCGCCAGTTGGACTACGCTTACTCGGCGTTCTTCGCCGGCCGCGCTAGGCACCCGACGTTCCGGCGCCGTGACGACGGCTGCGGCTTCACGCTACGTAGCGTGGATGCGCCCGTCGAACTGATCAATGCAAAGTGGGGCCGCGTCCGCCTCCGGGGCGCCGGGTGGATCAAGCTTCGGCTCTCGCGGCCATTGGTTGGCATCCCCAAGATGGTTTCGTTTCGTGAAGAGTGCGGGCAATGGCACGTCAGCGTCACGTGTGCGGCTCAAGGCTTCGCTAGCGCGCCGCCGGCGGCTGTCGGCATCGACCGCGGAATTGCAAATACGCTGGCGCTTTCTAGCGGCGGGCTAATCAGCGTTCCGGCCCATATCGGAGCGGTCGTCGCCCAGCGCCTGAGGGCTCAGCGCAAGCTCGCTCGCTGCAAGAAGGGCTCCAAGCGTCGCCTGAAGCAGCGCGCCCGTGTGGCGCGCCTCCACGCCCGCGCACGGCGTATCCGCACCGATTGGGCGCACCGCGTTTCGACCGATCTCGCCAAGCGCTTTGGAACGGTCGCTGTCGAAGATCTGAAAATCGGCAACATGGTGCTCGCCAATCGCGGCCTGAGCCGGTCAATCCATAGCCAGGGCTGGGGTCACGTTGTTAGCCTACTCGCCTACAAACTGAAGGCGACCGGCGGGACACTGATCAAGGTCAACCCGGCCTACACCTCTCAGGCTTGCTCCTCGTGCGGAGCGGTCGATTCCCAAAGCCGCGAGAGCCAAGCGCGCTTTCTCTGCGTCCATTGCGGACATGACGAACATGCCGATATCAACGCGGCGAAGAACATCTTGCGCCGAAGCACGGCGTTACAGCTCGCCGAGGAACCCGATTACGGGTCCGATGAAACGAGAACCATGGAGGTCGCAGCATGACTGCGAAATCCGAAACCGGCTCCGCGCCGGGGATGCTGATCTCCCCCGCCTGGAGGTTGCCGACAAGGGAAGAGATCGCGCGGGTGATTGATCCAGTCGCCGCCGAGATGGCTGGTCGCGTTACAGCGAGCGTCGCAGTGAACCATGCATATGCTGAAGAATGGCAGATCGCGCTTACCAAGGCCGACACTATTCGTGCCCTCTATCCTGTCGCCCCGCCTGGAGGAGAAGATAAAGCGCAGGCCGAGCCCCATGACATCACCGACCTCGCGATCATGCTGCGCAAGCTTGTCTACATCATCCGTAAAGAGAGCACTGAAGCGCGCACGGCCGTTCCTAAGGCGCTGGCGATGTGTGACCGAGCGATAGACTTGCTGGAGCGGAAAGGTCTTCAAGGAAACCCGCTTCGGGAGGATACTCCCCCGCTTGGAGGGGCGACAGACGAGCAGGAATCGTTTCCAGGACCGTTAGTCCACAAAGACGCATGTCTGCTATCCGTCCTTTTTAACCGTGCGGCGTCACTTGGCGTGCCACAGCACTATCGCATCAATGAGTGGCTTAAGAGGCTGATCGAGAATGCCCCAGATCACCCGCTTAACATGTCCGCTGAACATGTAAGCGTTTCGACAGAAAGCGAACCTGTCGCTCCCCCGCCTGGAGGGGTGGGGGAAGGGTGGAAGCCGGACACGGATGGGCCGGTGAACTTCTACGAGCGCGATTTCTACCCGCTAAGCAACTTCTCGGCGTTCAAGCTAACGTGGGCGGGACGCTGGGTGTTCGACACGTCGGAGGCCGCTTATCACTGGCTTCGATTCAGCACCGGCGACGCGGCAGACAATCCTGCGGCGGCGTCAATGGCGATCCGCGTTAAGGCGGCGCTGTCGGCGCACGCAGCGTTTAAGCTAGCGCAGGAGAACAAGCACCTTCAACGCACCGATTGGGATGCGGTGAAGGTTGGCTTCATGCGTGAGATCATTCGCACTAAGGCCCACCAGCACGAGTACGTTCACCGCAAACTCTTGGAGACCGGCGACCGCCCGCTGGTCGAGGGTTCGTGGCGCGACGCCTTTTGGGGTGCGGGCGCTGACGGCAACGGGCAGAACATGCTTGGCAAGCTTTGGGTGGAGTTGCGCACCGAATTGCTCTCCGCCGCCCCAGCCCCACCCCTCGGGGGAGGGGGACTCTTGAGATGAGTGACTCCCAGTTCGATAAGTCAGCTCGGTTCAACGACTGGATACGCCACCTTCGCTACTGGCTAGCGATGAAGAACATCCCGGATCGCGAGAAAATCCGCATCGAGGTGATCTTCCCGGACGGCCGAGCCCAACACTATGCGTGGGCCGAGTTGATGCGCGAACTGGATCCGCTGACAGCGCACAGCTTCAACCCTGTCGGCGAGATTGGCCCCGAGAGCTTCGAATTTGAGGGCGTCAAGGTCGCCTTCACCAACCCCGAACGTTGGGACAAGCGACGCCCATGACCCCCCGCTCCAACCCCGAGCAACGCTCTCTGTCAGAGGTCGCGCAGGACGTGGCGGACACGCTCCGCACTTTGGAAGCGGGCGCACTAGATGCACTCGCCGACGACCTTGAACGAGCCCTCACCGCCAGCGCCTCTGGTGGGGAGGAAGAGAAGTTCCTGTGCGAGTTCTCCGATCCAGCACCCGGAACGGTCTTCACCGAGCACAGCTATGAGCCACCAATGGCCTCTGAGCTATTCGACCCTTCCGCCCCTACCTACAACGTAAGCAGGCTCGAATTCGACATCCTGAACGCTGAGGTCCGCTGTCAGCGCGCGTGGATCAACGAGATGCGCGCCAAGCTCGGGATGGAGCCGTTAGGGTGAGCAAGGGCGGCATACAGGGCGATGGTCGAGGGAAGTCGTGCCACTGGTGTAAGCGTCAGCTCCAGGCGACGGGATCGACTAGCCTGACGGCAGCCACTCGCGATCATCTCTATCCGGCTCATGCTGGCGGCACTCATCGCGTGTGGTGCTGCCGCGCCTGCAACGGGCTCAAGGGCGGCATGTTTCCGAACGAATGGCGCAGCTTCATGGCAGCCAATCCCGAATGGTGGAAGCTGGCCAGGTCGCGCCCAGCCAAGATTTCGTCTATCCCGCTGCCCACACCAGAACGATCAGACCGCGCGCGGGAACTCGCCCGGCAGATCGTCGCACGCAATGGGCGCGTCGTGGGATAGGGCTTCAGCCCCGCACGAACAGCGGGCTCAGCAAGCGTGAGACCTGAGCGGCGACGTACAGGATCGCCAGGAACGGCCAGTAGCGGTTCAAGGCTGGCCGGGATCGACCGGGGGGGCCTTGGTCGCGCTGTTCATCATCTCAAGCAGATCGTCGGTCGCCGCGCCAATCTCGTTGGCCTTCGCCTGGGTGGTCGCACCGCTCGCCACATAGGGGGCTAGATAGGCCTCGACCGCGCCTTTGATCGCAGCCAGCTCTACGTCGAAGATGAAGCCGCCGGGCATCACAGACGCCCGTTGATTTCGCTGAGCAGGTTTTCGAGCGCGCCGAGTCGCATGGAGAGGCTAGCCGACTCGGTATCGAAACTGTCTTGAAAGCAGCTCGGAACTGGTTCGGGGGCAGATTTGCCGGCCGCCTCAAGCGATGAGTGGCCGAACAGTTTTCCGCGAATCATCTCGGCGGTATTCAGAAGTGATAGCGCCTGATCATTGTAGTTGGCGACGTGACTGAGCACGTGGTCAGTCAGCGGCTGGCGCGGTTCATCTGCCGCGATTTGAGGTCGTTCGTACATATTCGTTCTCCGTTATGTGTTTCGCTCAACCCAGATCGCCAAGCAGCTTCGTGAAGTCTGCCTGTGCAAGAGCCTGTTGCGCCGCCAAAGCCGCATCGAGCGTGGCTTGGTCCTTGATCTGGCCGTTGGCCTGAAGTTGTTGGAAGGTCTGCACGATGCCCGGCACAAGCTGGAGCAGTTGTAGAATCAGGGCTTCGGTCATTTGTGCGCACTCACGATGGCGACGAGCTGGGCGATCAGCGTAGAGGCTTGGGTGATGTTCTGGGCAGCGGTCGCATCGGCGTTGGCGTCATAGGCGCTTGTCGCCGATTGCAGGGCCGATTGGATCATCGGCCCGTCAGTTCGGATGACATCCTTCTCGCTGGCCGTCAGTTGCCCGGCTTTTGCCATGCTATCCAGCGACGTAGATGCCCCGTCGAAGGCGCTCCAGGCATCCGCCAGCGCCTTCCCTTCACTCAGGTGGGCGTTGGACGTGGTAGCGCATGCGGCGAGGCTCAGCGCGGCCCCCAGCGCGATGAGATGGCGCATCAGGCGTGCGGGACGGCCGCGACGACGGCCGCGACAGCGGCTTGCAGAGCGGCTACCGGCGCGTCGATAGTCGCGAGCGCGGTTGCGTCGCCAGCCGCAATGGCGGCAGTGATTTCGCCGGGAACCGGCTGGAGTTGCGTGGTGATGGCCTCAAGGGCGCTCACGAGGTCGGCGATTTGCATGTTGATGGTCCTTTTTAAAGTACTGGCTAGATACCACAGGGAGAGCGGCCACAGAACGATGATAGTTAGCGCGCAGCCTGCGAAAAACGTCGCAACGTCATGGCTGGTCATTGGGTGAGCCCGGCGGCTTTGGGTGGATGCTCAGGATGGCAAACAGACCAGTGATCGCCATGCCGGTGATATTCCAGTTGTTTTGTATCGCCGCAATGACGGCCAGCGTTCCCGCGAATGCCAAGGCTCCGGCTTGAAGGACCGAGTTGTCAATCTTCATCTTCCCTTCCACACCCCGTCCGGTCGCTGGTCAGCCTGTTCTAGTCGCTTCTCGAAATCACGCCAGCACCACCAGGCCGCGACGAAGGCGACGAGGGCGATGAGCCAGATGAGGGCGAGAAGGAGGAGGGTCATTGCAGGGGCCAGCGCTCGTCGCGAAGTTCTTCAAGAGATAGCTTTGCCAGCTTGTGGTCCACGAAAGTCTCAAGCCGGCGATCATAGACGCCCCACCCTGGACCTTCCTGATAGGCGCGCGGTACGTACCGTTCGGTAAACAGGCGCGAGCTCGCCTCAAGCGAGGCAATCGGGGTAGCCTTATCAAAGACGGCGCGCAGCTTGCGCTTTTTCTCGCTCACAGGTGCTCGTCCTTTCCTTCTCCGATTTCGAGGTCCTTGGCTTCGTCTTCCTCGACTTGCTCAGTCAAGCTAGCGGCTGAGTCGGCCGGCAATGACGTATCGGCGTCGTTGTCGTCTTCGGGGCTGGGGGGAAGGTCGGTCACGCGGCTATTCACCCTGTTGCCCGTCGTCGACGGATGTCTGAAAGCTTGCCGGGTCGGGCGCGAGGCTAAGCCCGTCATTGAAACAATCGGCAGTGCCGCCCCTGACTCTCCCCAAGAAGTGGGCGAACTTATCGTAGTCGCCGGCTGCGAGCGCTTGTTGCGCGACCGTCGCGTCTGCGACCAGCATGGCGGCGTTAGCGGTGAGACGGGAGAGGGTGTCGCTAGACATGGAAGAACTCATGCCTCCCGATAGTCGTCACCAGCTTCGACGGATCGGCCCAAGCCGGCAAGTGCGGGACGATTCGAGGATTCAGGTAGAGAACCGTCTGCGGCGTGATCTTGTCGAAGGCCGCGCTGTTGTAGGTTCCGGCCTGGACCTCGCCAGCTATGCGCAGCGCTCGCGCCCATGCGTCGTGGTACATCTCTGCGCGGGCCAGAAGATCGGCTGCTCGGGCTTGTTCCTCCTCGGGCGTAAAGGCGACCTTCGTGTACTTGCCGTTCACCATATCCCAGCCGGTCCACGAGAACGCGTTGGGCCAAAAGATCGCGCCCTGGATCGTGCCGTCCGATTGATAGTGCAGCTTGGCGCGGTTGAGAACGACTTGGCAGACAGCGGCGAGGCCGTCATCGGGTTCTAGGTTGGCCTCTTGGAAGCCGTTCAGCGCGAGAGCGGTCAGGTCATCCACTTGCCTTCTCCGCTTCTTCGATCCATTTCACCGCTTCGTAGCACAACGAGGCGTCCCGCGCGGCGTTCACTGCATCTTGCATCGAGCGCGGCTCTGGGTGTTTCATCGCACCTGTCGAGATGGCGCGGAAGCGATCTCCTAGAGCGCGAAGTCGAACGATCAATGGGCGCGTTTCGCTCACGGCCTCAACACGTCCCGCATCCCGCGCCAGACGATCAGGCCGACGACTAGGGCGACGGATAGGCCGAAGAGGGGGAACATCAGGCGTCAACCTTCGGCTTAGCTGGCGTCAGGTCTTCGGCGAAGCGGCGCACGGTGTCTGCGCGCGAGCCGCCGATCTTGCGCCAATGGTTAGGACACCATGAGGGATTTACGGGATGGGTCACGCTCAGAACAAGACCTAGCTTAGAGAACGCGCCGCAGTTTGTGCATCGCCACCACGGACGGCCAGTGGTCGGGGGAATCAACTCTAGGACAATGGCGCGCGTGCCTGCATCCACGGCACGATGGTGATCAACTCGCTCCACTACATCGCCCGGCCCGATATCAGAATCGCTCACCGCTTCGCCTCCGCTTCGGTGGGGCGAACCTCTATGATTCGCAGTCGGGCTAACGATGCGTCATCGCGCGAGAAGCGATTGGCGTGGCGATGGCAGAGCAGATGGCCTTCCCGGACGAAATAGGCTGGCTGGCGGCAGACGAACGGGTTGAGCCCGTTGTGCGCTGCGTGCGCCTCTTGCCGTTGGCGCTCAAAGGTCATCGTCTTGGCAAGTCGGATCATCGCCTCGCAACGCGGACGTTTCGGAGCGAATACGCTCACCTCACCCTCCTAACGCTCGCCAGCACGACAACGGCAAGCAGCCCGAAGACGGTTAGGGAAAGGTCGGCGAGGTCAGTCATGGGCTTCCTCGATGCGCTTGGCGTGGAGCGCGAGCGTCTGGCGCGGCCCCTTCGCCTCTGCCGTCTGGTAGGTCCTAAAGCCCACGCCCAATTCCTCTGCGGCTCGCTTCTGTGTCCAGCCCATGCGTTTGCGCCAAGCTTGGAGATCGGAGGCGGTCATTCGATGGAAGCTAGCACGCCATTTCGGCGTTGACAACGGCGCGATAGATACGGCCGTTGACCTTGGTTCGGGGCGGCCGCAGTTGGAGCGTAGCCGAGAAGCCGAACGATCCTGGCAATGGAGTGTCCAACCACTCCCGCCAGGATCGCCTAGGCAGATCGGTCCGGTCGAATGTAGGGCATTCTGGCCGGTAGAAGACGGGCGATGGCCGCCACGTCTCGTGTCTCACGACGCGCTGATTATGCGCCATCGCCCGCCTTTGATCAAGGGATGCCCGCTTGAGCGGAGCCCTAGCCATGAAGATGTGGCGACGGGTGGCTCAACGGAAGCCGCCGCAACGCGTCTTCCGCGTCACCAAGGGGCGGATCAACTGGCTACGTCGCGAAACAAGGTGAGAGCGCGCTCAAGCAATTCGCTGAGTAGCATGCACGGCAGCCGATGCCGCAAAAGTTTCGTTAGCGCGAGTTCCCGTTCGCGATGTTAGGGTAGAAGGCGTTATCGGTCGGTAGATGCGAGCCCTTGAACGTCTTTTCCCAGAGCATCGCGTTGATCCTCAACTGCCACGCTAAGCTTTTGTTCGAGTCGTCTATCGAGGCGCGAAGCTGGGTGTCCTGCTCGATCTGGCTGGACTTGAGCCCGGCGATCTCGATCCGCTGTTCCTCGATAACGTTCGACAGCCGATCCACCCGTCCCTCAAGATCGTTCGCCTTCGCGTAGGCGGTCGAGACTTGCGAGTAGAGCACGAACATCGCGCCCAGGATCACAGCCGCCGTTCCTACGGCGCTGGCCCAAGCTCCCCACCTTGCTACGCCGTTCCCCCCTTCGGCCATTCACGGGCCGGCGGCGTTGGTCTGGGCAGCGTTCGTCTGGGCGGCCTTGATGTCCTTGGCGACGGTGAGCGTCTGCGTCCCCACCCCGGCCGCCTTGTCGGCGCTCTGAGCGGCTTGCTGGAGCTTCTGGGCCGAGTCCTCGTGCGTCAAATAGGTGACGATGTTGGTGAGGGCAGCTCCGGCGATGATGAGAGCGCCCAATGTCCTGGCGATCTTGCCGGGCATCTTCTCGATGTTGCCGACTTTGGTTTCTAGAGCGTCAACCCGCACCGAAAGACCTCTGAGCGTGATGGGAGGGTCAGGCATGATAACGCCCAATGCGGCGATTTGTCGCCTTACCGTCGCCACCACTTATCGGACGCACGCTTTTCACCTTTGCCCCAACCCCAAATCAGCAGCTTAACGGCTACGAGCACGAGCCCGAGGCTGTAGCCAGCCGCGATGCACCCGACCAGCCATTCGCGGGGTGTCAGCGAGCCGAGCAACCACCACAGACGCACTCCAGCCTCCCACAACCACCGCTTGAGCCAGGAATATCAGGTTGAGAGTGATGAAGTAAGAGACCGACCCCTGCGTGTGTGTCTGGAACGCGGCAACGTGAACGATCTCGACAAGGATGAAGAGGCCGAACACGACGGTCGCCGCTCGGTCTCGTTCAAAGATAACCATGCTGACCGTCAGGAGCGCCAGGATGGCGTCAATGGCCGGGATCAGTAGGGTGGCTCGGTCGAAGCCGTTCGCCAGCGTAGCGGCGTTGCAGGCGATCCACGCGGCCATCATGATCGCTCCGAGCTGCATCAGTCCGCGCCGGCCGGATGCCACCGCCAGCCCGAGGGCTGTCAGGGCGCAGAAGCCGTAGAAGATAGCGACCGGCTGCATCTATGAGCCGCTCGGCAGGCCGCAGGTGTTGGACGTGTCTGTAGGGAGCAGCGGGGGCTTGCCCGTACCGCCGGCTCCGAGATAGCCATCCTCGAGATTGTAGGCGCCCTGCCAGATGTAGCCGGCGGTATCGAGCAGCGCGCGGACGCGCAGCTTCAGGATACGCACGCGTTCTTCGTTCGTGTCGAACTCGATGCAGGCGTTGATCGCAGCCTTGATCGCGTTGCCGGCGATGTGCGCCTGTTCCAGCGCGGCGCAGACTTCGGGAGGGGTGGGGTCGCTCATGGTGAGTTCCTTAACGAGGACGATGATTGGCACGAGTGTCTGGCATGTTAGTGCAGACGGCCCATTTCGCGCCGCCTTCCATGGTGCGGATCACAGCTGCGTCGCATGACGGTTTGTCCACCTGGGGAACCTGGGAAATGGTTCCGTTCGCCAGCATGTAGATCACGACCCAGATCATATCAGTTGCTCAGGTTGTTAGCGGCGGACGCTTGATACACCCAAATCTGGGTGACGTTGACCTTGAACGTGTCGATTGATCCGAAAATTAACACCTGATGCTGGCGGTCGAGCGCGCCCATGCACCAAACAGCCGTGCAAGTCCCGGCCCCGTTCGTGCCCGGCGGTGGTTGTGGCGTCAGTCGGATGTCGTCGTTCGTCGCTACCGAGTGCGCCAGCACTGACGTACCGAGCGAATTAGCGCTCCAGGTTCCATTGAAAGTGCCTAGATCGACGCTCTGGGTCACATCGTAAACATCGTAGCCGGAAACGATGTCCGAACCGAAGGTCCCAAGGGCAGCGGCATTAACGGTGTTCACGGTAATAGCGGTCGCGCTGGCCGAAGCTGGCGCGGTCGCCGTCACATCCCAATCGTACTTGTGCCAGCTATTGGTCTCTTTGAGCGAGCCGTCGATGTAGTATTTGAGATAGCCAACTGCGCTTCCGGTCGCGAGGACATGCAGGCTGCAATAGGTGTGACTTGCATTTGATAGGCTGGCGATAGTCGTGGCCTGCGTCTGAAAGAGCTGATCTCCGACGCCAGCTGTGTTCCACCAGTCGTGGGTGGTCTGATCGGCCTCATTGACGTTGGATGAATAGAAGCCCAGGAAATTTTCAAGGATGTCGTCTTCGGTGAAGTGAAGATATCCTGCGGATTGGCCAAGCCATTGGGCTTGAGTGATCCCGGCTACGGTCCCTTGAAGGCCATGTTCCAGCGGATCGGCCCACATGCCGATCCAATTGGTCAGCGTCCCAACGGGCGATCCTGGCAGGGGATAAGAACCGGTATAGCAGATTTCCTCGCCGCCACCGAACGCCACGCCGTGCCAGTTGCAGGACGAGGCGCAGGATGGAACGGTCTTGGTCGCTGAGGCTAGAGTGGCCTGGAAGGTATTGTTGGACGAACCCGCCGTGACGCTGGACCCTGCCGCTGTCACATTCGCGGCGGTCTGCACATTGGAGAAGAAGCCGTAGATGTAGAGCTTGAAGCCGGCTCCATTCGTCACCGCCATGTCGATGTTGGTGGTGTTGAAATCGCCGGTCGAGCCGGTCATCTGGAACGTGCAGGTGTTGTAGCCGACAGCCGCTGCTTCGGCGGGCGGGTTGCAAGAAGCAGGTGGCGCGACACCACCATGCGCGGGCCACGCCATAGCAGGACCGCAGGACAGTCCCAGCCAGAGAGCAACGAAGAGGAGGAGAGCTTTCATCCGTGCTTGAACAGAAGGATTGCGGAGGACCAGCCGCTCGAAGAAACAGCGGTCGGGGCGTAGTTGTGAGCGGTCGTGCCTGGCTCTATCAGCGTTCCCGCGATGCCGCCCGTTCCGATATTCGAACCGAAGCCGGGAGAGGCAGGCGGCGTCGCAAAGCCCGAGGATTGCACCATCGCGTTCTGATCGTGGTTATAGGCGATGCCATAGACGAGATCGCCCGTAAACGAGGGCGTGACCGAGCCGGACGGGAAGGAGGTCGCAGCGCCGGCATTATTGCCCGTCGAGCCCGCTCCATCCAGCACGGCAGCCAGAGCAAGTCCGGTCACCTTCATGCAGTTCATGCCTTGGAACGGCGTGCCGCCCGTCGAGGTATAGACGATGGTGTTGCCCGTCGTGAGCCCAGCGCTCTTGGCGTAGAAGACCCGGATGCCAGCCTCGAAGCCGCCGACGCTGACTGCGATAGCCTGGGTGAAGGTATCGCCCGCCGTGTCCGTCACCGCGCCTGAGGTATCGTTGGCGGAGTTCTGGATCACGCCCACGATGATGTAGTCGTTCGCGGCGACGGTCGTGGCCCCGATGGTCGAGGTCATCGTCGTTCCGGGCCAGGCGGTCGAGGGGATGCCAAGATCGACAGGAACAATCGTGGCGGCCGGGGCCTGGCCGTGCGGGAACCACGCCTCCGCGTCCTTGGGTAGCGCGGCGTAGGCCGCCAGCGCCGCGCCTCCGGTTAGAAAGCGGCGGCGAGGAACGGCTAACCGACTGCGAGGATCGGTGAGCCAGTCCATCCTACTGCTGGAAGCCCCAGGCGTTCATGCTCGCGAGCGTCGCGCCTGTGCCGCCGGCCGGGCAGGACGCAACGATGGTGGTGTTGGTGGTCGAAGCCGGAATGGGCGGGTTGAATTGGACGAACAGCGGTGCGTTGGTGATCGAGGCGATGGCCCCGTAGTCGTAGGTGAAGCTCATCGTGCCGGTGATGACGCCGGTCAGGGTACATGTCACACCCGTTCCGGCCGTCGCGCCGTTCGAGTTCATGATGAACCCGGCGATGTAGGTCGTGTGCCCAGCGGATGCGGCCAGCGTGGCGGCGACGGTGGCATTGGCGACGTTGCCGCTGGTGGCGGTTTCCATCGTACCCGGGGCCTGAACCACGCGCAGCGCGCCCGTGATCGTCGTGGAAAGGGGTGACGTCTGCGCGGTGGTATAGGCCGGATTGGCGGTCGTCACCGCACCCTGGACAAGCTCACCAACCTGGCCGGACGTGGTGGACGCCTGCGCGACACCTGTAGAGCCGATAGCGTTCGTGCCGGCCGGGATGGCCGAGGTCGCGTCGGTGTGAAGCTGACGCGAACAGGCGATCAGGCTGGTCGCGGAGGCGCAGGACGCTGCGTCGGTGTTGTTGCCCTCAACGACATCGGCGCCGTTCGAGATAGCGCCCGAGGCGAGTGCGCCTGACGCAATCGCTCCCGAAGCAATAGCGCCGCTGGCAACCGCTCCTGAGGCAATCGCACCCGACGCCACCGCGCCGGACGCCAGCGTCACGCCGCCGATCACATTCGAGCCGGCCGGGATAGAAGCGGTGACATCGGCGTGAAGCTGCCGCTCGCAGGCGATCAGAGTATTCGTCGTGGCGCACGTCGCGGCGTCGGCTTTGGAGCCAAGCGTTACGTCCCAGCCGTCCGTACCTGAGCCCACGGCGAACGCGCCGCTGGCATAAGCACCGGATGCATAGGCACCTGACGCCACCGCCCCGGAGTTTATCGCTATGATCTGGCGACCTGTCGCGTCCCCGATCTCGCCGATGGCCGTCCCAGCGTTGTTCAGGCCGTTGTAGTTGATCGACGCCGGTACCGCCGAACCCGTCGCGCCGATGTTGGCGCCGGAAGCGCCACCGGCTACGATATTGACCGGCAAACCCGTAGAGGGCGTGACGATTGCAACATTGCCACCAGCGGTCTGAAACCCATTAACAACGGGAGGGTTGGCAACAGCGGAACCAACCGCCGTTGGACCAAAGACAGCCCCTCCACCACCCCCACCGCCGGTGCTGCACGCCGCCGGTACACCCGAGGTCGGATCGACGCAGAATACGGGCTGCGCGCTTGTTTGCGGGTTTCCAGCCGGGATATGAACCTGCGCCTGCGCGACCGGCGCGATGGCCAGAGCCGCGAACAGCGCCAGAAAGGCGTAAAGGCGCATGGCTATAGGTCCCCCCTGCGGTTATGATCTAGCATGGAACCGCAGATCATCGATGCGAAATTCAAGGTCGTTCGCGACCCCACAAGGCGCTGGCAATACGACTGGCGACCGCTCATGGGCTCGGTTGTCCTTGGCCTGCCTGCGCTGCTGAAGGCGTTGCTAGGCCACTGAGCAGGCCCGGCAAAGCAAGTCTCGGACCCGTGAGAAGGCCATTCGAACGCGCGGCGTGGTAATCGGCGGCTTTCTGCGCGGCCATGCGATCCAGGAACGGCGCCATCTTCTTCGGATCAGACAGCAATTCGCCCAAGGCCGCATTGGTCTGCGGGTTTTCCCAGACAGGTGGAGGCGCTTCCTTGGCCGCACCCGTGCCAGCGATGATCTTGGCGGTCTTGGTGATCGCGGTCAGGGGATGGGTGAAGCTCGCCACATTGTCGATCCCACCGATAACGGCTGAAGCGGCTTTGCGGATCGGACCTGGCTGCTTGGTGGTATTGGCGGCTAATTGAGCGGCTAGAGCTTGGCGAGAGGCCGTCTGCGACCCACCAATCACGCTTCCCAGCGCTCTTCGTTCGGAAAGGTCGTCTTCCATCTGCTGAAGGAATGGCTGACCGCCCTGAGGAAAGGCAATCTGCATTTTCTGCTGCACGCCAGGCGTCTTGAAAGCGCCAGGGAGGATCGAGGGGCCTTCCGACTTGGTGAGAATATCATTCACAACTGCGGCTTGCGCCGCTTTCACTTCGGCCGGGTTTTTCAGCGATGACCACATCTGCTGGAAGTCATAGACCGGCTTGCTGAACAGCGTTCCCGTCGCACGGGCGAAAGCGCCGCGAGTCGAGAGGTAGTCTCCCGATTGATCCAGTGCATCGCCATAGCCGGGAATCGCGGTTCGCAGTTCATCGCCCAGCTTGCCGCTCACGGCGCTGATATTGCGATTGCCAGGCGAGACGCTATCCGGAATCGGCGCGTTGGTGATGGGGCTACGATCCACTGTCTGGCCCAGGTTCTGATGCACCTTGATCCAAGTCGCAGCGGTGGGCTGCTGTTCAGAAATCCCTTCAAGACTTCCCGTCGAGGGTAATGACCAATTGCCCGTATCCGGATCAAGCTTGAATCCCACCGTGGTCGGACTTGGACCATCCGGGTCGTTCAGCATGTCGTTGACGGTGAAATTGATCGCTTTCTTCACCGCTGGCGTCTGGGCCAGGACAGCGAGGCGCGGGGTCATCACAGGCGCGGGATTGCTGGTCAGTGCGTCATAGAGTGGGGCGACTGCCTGTTTGCCCTGCTTGACGATGCTATCCACGTCCCCTCGGGCCGCATTGGGATCGATCCCAAGATGCGTCTGCGCGGCTTGAAGCGCGCGATTGCCCTGCGTGGCGAAGCGTTGGCCTACCGCATCGCGAATCAATGTCTGGCCCGTGCCGGGCTGCGTTGTCACCGCATCGGCTAACTGCGTCAGACCAGGGCTTGCAGCAGCCGGAAGCGTGCCAGTGCTGGTGATAGCCTTGATATCATCGCGATGGGCGCCTGTGACATCCAGGGCGGCGTGCAGGGCGCTGGCAACTGGCTTTTCCTCTTCGGCAAGGATTTGCGGAGCGCGAACCGCTGCACTTGTTGCGCCAGCGACTCCTCCACCCACTAGATTACCGACGAAGTTGGCCGCCGCCTGGGCATTTGGTCCACCCCCAAGAGCGGCCGTCGCGTCATTCGCGCCTTGGCCAGCTACTGCCGGAAGCACAGTCGCAGCCAATTTGGCCGGAATGCTCTCGGGGAAAAGCGCATTCGGCGCCATCTTGGCAATGGCATGCGTATAGCGTCCCGCTGTAGTTTGGGGCTGGTAATCTCCTCCGACAAGATTGGCGCTGGACGCGGCGGAAGGTGGGGTGACTCGACTAACTACGGCAGACGCTTTGGGACCAGCTACGAGGCCGGCGCCCAGTTTCGCGCCAGTCATGATCGTTTGAACCGGGTCTGTCAGGTCCCGAACGCCGGCTATGCCCGTCAGAAGGCCGCCCCAGGCGCTTCGGGCCACGTCCTCTAGCGTGCTCGGCTGTTGAGCCGGTCTGGCGGCCACAGGCGCGGGTGCAGCAACGGCCGCATAAGGGTCGGAAGCTCCAACGCCGGCGTAAGGATCAGCCATCTACTGACGCACCATGTGGCGACCATCCACGGTGATGAATGGCGTCCCCTTGGACAGCTTCGCGGCTTCTTCTGGGGTGATGCCTTGTGGATGCGCCGGAACAGCTGAGGGACCTCCAGGGCCTTGACCATTAGCCTGCTTCTGCTGATTGGCCCATGCCTGCTCGAAGCCTTGCGAGTTGCCGTGCTGATAGAGCCAGTCCTGATAGAACTTCATCTCCGCCGTGACCGTGGCGAGCCTCTGCGCATTGTCTCGCAGGATGCCGGTGTTCACATCGCCGGTATTGCCGGGAGATTGCGCCTGCGCCGCCCAATAAGGGATTTCCGACTGCATGACGCGGCCAGAAGCGGGGGGTTTGACCATGAAGGTCTGCCGGGCATGGGAACCCTCCATGGCCTGCATATCCGGGTTCATCCTCGCCAAGGCGCCGGTCAGTGGATTGTCGATCTCATGGCCCGCGACATTGATGTCCGCGAAGGGCAAACCAGTAGCTGCGTTGTTGTTATGCGTCAGGAACTGCGTCTGTTCGTTGACGAGGCCCCTCAGCATGTCCGCCGTGCTGGTGAGGCTATCCAGACGCTTCAGGTCGCCAGCCGGGGTTTCTGAAGCTTGGGTGAGCTTGCCGGTCGGATCGCGTTGCCAGATGCCGGGTGCAAGGCCCAGCGATTGGGCTTCGGCCGGCGAAAGCGTCTGATTGGTCTTGCCGGGCGTGACATTGAAACCTTGTGGCGCTCCAGCCGCCGGGGCTAGTGGCACAGCTGGAGCGCCTGAAGGCGCAGCACTCGCACCCCCAATTCCCGCCAGGTTGGCGAGATCGTTGTTCCGATTGTCCCAGGCCCTGGCATATTTCGCGGCTCTGGGATTGGTCTGCACCATCTGCGCCATCCACTGACGCCGCAGCGCCATGTATTGCGCGGGATCGCCATTCGATTGTTGCAGGAACTGCGCAGCCTTGGTCGGATTGATAAACGACGTATCGGCATGGATCGCGGCCAATGCCGGAGAGAGATTCGCCGATCCACTCTGTGGCCAGTATTTCGAGACGTAACGAGCTGTCGCGGTATCGGGCGTCAGACGTTTGACGTTGATGTCCATGTTGGCCTTCTGATTGAAGCCATACATGCTCGGAGAGCCATTCATATCGGCTGCGTTCAGGCCGCCCTCATGGGGCAGGATGAAATTCTTGTAGAACGCCGCGCCATCCAGTTTGCCGTCCGGTCCCAAGACGCTCGCCAAGGCCGCAGGACCACCGCTGGTGGACGTTTGCGGGGTTGGCGGGGGTTGGGCCACTGAACCTTGTGAAGGCGTTCCTCCGATGCTTGGCGTGAAGGAGCCGGCGGTATTAGAGGCCGGATAGTTGATCGGCTGCGAAACCCCCACGCCTTGTCCGCTCGCCTTGTTGAGGATCACGCCACCTTCGTTCGCAAAAGGCAGCACAGACGGGACGGGCGGCGCGGTAGCGCCGCCAGCGTTCTGAAGCTGCTGCCCCTGACCTAGCGGCTGAAGTTCCTGATTCTTTGCCAAAGCCGCAATCGCCTTCTCCGGATCGGAGAGGATCAGCGCCTTCATGGTTGGATCAGCGCCCGCATAGGCTTGCATCAGTCCAGCGATACGCGCCTTCTGCTGGGCAAGTTGGAGCGGCTGGGCGGCTCTGGCGTGAAGATCGGCTAGGGCGGCGTCTGAATTAACCGACCCTCCCCCTTGAGCCATATCACTCATGCCGCCACCAAGAATGCGCAGAGCAGCCGTCAGGGCATGTGTCTTGGCATACGCCTTCAGTTGTTCGTCAGGCGTGGCCAGCAGGGAAGCCACGCCCGCTTGCGGATCGACAGGCGGCGCCACTGGCTGCGGCGGGACGTAGCTCGGGTCAGCTTGCGAAGGTGCGGAGAGGAGCCCGGCCATCAGGCAGGCGCGAACAGAGAAGCGAGACTCGAGCCCGCATTCGCAGCTGGTCCGGCCAGACCCAGCAATCCCTTCATGATCGCCAGCGGGTCAGTGGTCGTGGTGGAACCGACTGTGTTGCTCTTGCCCTGGACGTTCTGGCCTTGGAACAAGCCGAATTGGTTCTGCCCAAGAAGCTGCGCGATGCTCTGCGCCAGTGAAATCGGAGCCGTGGCCGTGGCTTGCGCGGTCTGTTGCTGGGCGCCACCCAGGTTGGCAAGTTCAGCCGTGTTAGCGATGTTCGAGGCCGTCTCGCTATTGCCGAGATTGGTGGAATTGACCCCGGCGGTTTCGCCCAGCGTCTTGTTCGCTAAGGCACTCTGCACCGCGTTCTGAAAGCCGGTGTTTTCCAGATTGGCGTCGAGCGTGCCTCTGGCTAGGTCTTGTTGGCCTCCCAGAACCCCTTGCGCCACGCCGAAGCGCGACCCTCCAAAGGCTCCCGAGGCCGCCCCCTGGCCTTCCAAAGCTGCGTTCTGCACACCCGAGTTCTGATCGAATAGCTTGTTCGTAGTGTTCACCACATCGCTGGTGAATGGGCTCATGAAGGTGTTGATATCGCTCGGATTGACGCTGGAATTGCCCGAAATCAGGCTTGCCGCCCCGGTGTAGTTCGGATTCGTGCTGGTGAGCGTCTTCGAGCCTTGATCGTTGGCCTGGAGCTGTAACGGACCTTGTGGCGCGACATAGCTGGTCGCGGGCGTGTTGTTCAGATTCTCGATCTGGCCCGTCAGGTTTTGCAGCGGCTGCGTCACCCAGGCCGGATTGATCGGCGTCTGTGTCTGGTTGGCGCTGGTGGACTGATTGGTTTTTGTCGTGGTTGACATCAGAGCGCCTTCCCGAGTTTGGACGACAGATAGGCATATCCCGCGCTACGTAGGACTTTTTCCCAGCCTCTACGGCCTTCCACGATGGACCGCGAGCAGCCATTCAGTCGGGCGAACGCCTCCATCCCCGGAACCATGGCGAGGATTTCGGCAAGATCGCCTCCGGCGCTCATGACCTGGCTGGCCCTTTCCCCCGATGGATAGGTGACGAACTCGGTCACTATAGCCGATTTCTCGCCGGGCCACAGCACCGCTTCTCCGTTGCTCAGCGCCTGCTCGATATCCTCGATCTTCAAGAGACCATCGCCCAAACCATCCGCGATCCAGGTCTTGCATCTGGCCCAATGCGCATGCGGAGGCCGCGCCACTTCCTGCACCGCCGGAAGCAAGGGCTCGGCCGGATCGATACCCATTTCCCTGAGTTCAACGTCCAGGTTCTTCATCTCAGCCCCGCCGGAACCGCGTCATAAACCGGCCTCCCCAAACGCCAGAACATCGGCGCTGCCGTGCTCTCATATCGAATCCGTAGGATACGCCCGGTGATTAGGAAATCCTTCTTGGATTGTTCGGGGGTCAGGGCCATTGGCCCTCTGGATCGAACCTTCAAATCTTGCGGGTATAACCGCGAATAGATCGTCAAGTTGATCGCCCCCACCTGGGCTTGTATGTCTGGCCAAATGCCCCTAGCCTCCAGCACTTCCTCAACGTTGTCGCTGGCATAGAAGTCCGCCGTCTCGGCATAGGCATCGAACGTTGCGCCATCCGCCGATTGCCCCAATTCGTGGTAGTAGATGTTACCGCCAAAATCGACGCCCAGCGGATAAGGCGATGGGCCTGCGTCCTGATAGGCCGTGCGCACCATGACGCCCTTGGACCACACCGTATCCAATCGGCCATAACCGGCCACGGGGGCTAGGTTTCCACCCGAGGAATAGACGAAGTAGCGGCTGTTTTCGATGCCATCCCGGCTATCGGGATAGTCAAAGCGGATTTCGCCATATTCGGTTGTGCTCGACGCGGCGATCTTGGCTTGCTGGCCCTGCGCTACGTGGCTGAATACATCTTCCTGCATCGGACAGGTGATAATCTGCGGCGCCCCTCCAAGCACGCAGGCATGAATCTGGCCGTTCGAGCCAAACCAATAAGCCGCCTGGTCCGAGAGCACCACGGCCGCATTCGGGCCGATCAGCCCACAATTTTCGCCTACCGCCGGGAAGGTCCAGCCGTTCGGCAATCCTACCTCGTTTAGCGTAGGATCGTAGGTTCCGAGATAAAGCTCGTTGTCGGTCCACACGAACACATAGTTGCCGATCAGCTGCGCCCCGACGATCTGCCCCGAGCCCTGCAAGATGAACTCGCCGGCATTGTTGGTGACGGCCGTGGTCCATACAGTCGGGTTCTCAATATCCGAGAAGCGGATGCAGCGTGGATTGAAGGTACCGGAGAGCTCTTCGTTACATCCCAGCGCCATGACCTGGCGTGTATTGGTCACCAGCATGTAGGTCACTTGCGGAGGACCGTTGGCCAAAGTAGCGGCCGGAACCGCTGGATTGTTGGTCCACTGATAGATGGGCTGCCCTCGGGGACAGGCCATTAGGTTCTGACCCCACGGCGCGAAGCTCCAGGTCAGTGGGAAGTTCGTTCCAGGTGAAGGTTCGCCATAAAGCCCCGAGCCATATGCGCCCGTCCCATAACCAGAACCGCCCGTTCCGTCCACATTTCCAGGCAAGAAGCCGTTGGCGTCATAGATCAGGTTGCCGCTTGAATCGGTGAGCGGGTTGCCGCCGCTATCCAACAGTGGCGTGGCCAACATTGGCGTGATGTCATACAGCGAGCCATTGATCCAGACTTCCAGATTGCTGTTCGTGCCAAAGGCGATGTTCAGCGTTCCGGCATTATCCGTCCACGGAAAGATGCTGCGGCAAACCCCTGTTAGCGCTGTCGTGGTGAGCCGTTGCCAACCTCCGATCACCTGCGGCTGACCACGCCAGAATCGCACGTTGTTCACATCCGCCCATGCGGTCTGACCGACGCTGAAGGTCGTATCGTCCACAATCACGCCAGGCGGGATTTCGAGGGGGATTTTCATCAGTGGGTGATAGGCGCGAGCCATTGAGAGCCGGTGTAGATCACCGGGCATGCATGGACGGTCCCACCACCTGTCGTCACCGCCGCATTAGCTGTGCAGGCGCTCGCATCGGTGATCACAAGCTCATCCCCAACGACAGGCGAGGGATCGACCGTCGCGAGATTGGCGAAGATCACTTGAGCTTTATGGATCACACCAGCTCCGCCGACAGAAAAGCCATTCGCGCCCTTGATGAGGGGGTTGGCGGCTGGGATGGTATAGGACGAAAAGTCAATGCCCGTCCCGATCCCATGGCTTGCGCCGTCGTTGCAGATGACACACCCGGTGCTATCCAGGGGCGCAGCTCCATTCAGGTCGCTCATATTGAAGGCTTGGTGCCACGCACCTCCCGCTAGCTGATTTCCGACGTGAAAGGCGGCGTCGTTGGGGAGAAGCAACGCCTGGAGCGCGCCTCCCGAGCCGTTCACGGCGCTATAGCAAAAGCGAACATAAGCGGATGCGCCCGTGTTGATGTTGACATTGCATTCCGAGGGAACCGCGCCAAACCAGAAGGTAGCGCCAGACCCAAGGACAACAACGGGATTTTCACCAAAGGCCGAACCGCGCCCATTGTTGATACCGCCAGTCAGTCCTCCGTCGTTGACATTGGCATAGAACTCGAAAGCGCTCGCGCCATATCCGGTATTGGCCGAATTGCTTGACGGATGAGTCATGATCGCCAGCACATCTACGGCCTGGCGCAAGCCTTTCATGCTGGCGGCGTAATCGACCCGGAACTGGAAGTCGTCATAGGCCGGAAAGCTGCTTCCATCGGCTCCTTCCGACGAAATGTAGAACAGGTTGGCGCAGGGATAGGTGATCCCAAGCGCATCTCCGCAATTCCCACCGGCCGTACCGCTAACGATCTGCGAAGTCGCTAGGCATTGAGTTATCGCGGAGGGACAGACCACGGATTGAGGCTGGCTGAACACATTCGATGTGTTCGCCACTGCGCCCGCAATGCCAGTCATGGTGAACTGCTTGGTGACGCTGCCTTGCGTTCCGATCACCGCATCCGATGGATTATAGGGCAGCGTTGCGGCGGGATAACCAGCGATTGGCCCAGCAAAGCCCGGCGTTGCCAGCGCCAAAGCGCACAAGAGGGCCAGGATTTTGCGCATCAGGCAATCTTCATGAAGGTGATATCGGTGTAAATCTCGGATTCGCCGCCGCTTACCGCACTACCGCCCGAGGCCGTGCCGCCGCTGGTGTTCATGTAGGTATCGATTTCGATCACCTTCGAGGCGGCCAAAACGAATACGCCAGCCATCGTGTTAACCGTACCCGCCGATGTGCTCGCACTGATCTGGGTCAGTATCGCTTGCGACACTGAAATGGTCGAACCGTCCGTGATGTTTCTTAGGCGCGAGGAAATCGTCTCGGCGATAGTAGAGGTGTTTAGCGACGGAACCGAGGCGCTGAAATAATACGTCCCGGCCGGCAATGTGATCTGGTTTGAGCCCAGCGACGCGCCCGAAATCGTATTGGCGACGGTCGTGTTTAGGACACGCTGTTTCCATGTCGCCGAGGTCAGGGTCTCCCCACTGCCTGAACCGTTGGTCTGTGCATTGCGGAATTGAGCGTAGGTCGGCACGACAATGCCAAGATTGGTTCTGGCGGTTGCGGCGTTTGCAAGGTCCGAGAGGTTGTTAGCAACCTTCGCATAGGCTGCATCCGCACCTGTCGCGGTGACGCCGAGATTGGTCCTCGCGGTTGCGACACTGGCCACATCGGAGAGATTGTTGGTCTTCAGGTTGTAGGCTGGGTCCATCCCAGTTTGGGAGACGCCGAGATTGGTCCTGGCTGTGCCGACGTTGCCGACATCGGAGAGATTATTGGCGGGATTCAGGGGTGTGAAACCCAAGGCCACCTGAGGCGTGAAGCCTAGCGCCGTGGTGACGTTGAGCGACGTGATCGCCAGCCAGGAAGGGCTTGTGCCATTGGTGACGAGGAACTTGCCCGCGTTCCCGCCCTGGCCTGGCAGATTGCCGGAGGCGGAGGAGAAGGCGGCTGCATCCGTATAAGCTTCGGCGGCTGCCAAAGCGACAGCGATATCGGCTGCGTCGGCGAAGCGATAGCAGTTGGTTCCGTCACAGATGACCGTGGCGAGACTTCCTGGTTCGACCGTGGCGCTTATGCCAGAGCCGGTGGTGAACACCGCATTGCCGGAGCAGTTATTGTGCACCTGATAGACATGGCTCAGGGCTGGGATAGTGATCGTTCCACCCGTCCCCGAGGTCAGATCGAGGATCGCCGAGCGTCCCTGGTCAGCCGCGCCATTTGCCGTGGTGAGTGTGATGGGACCCGATGGCGTCAGCGCTGTTCTGCCCGAGATCGCGAAATCGATCAGGGCTATCGTGTCGGCGTTAAGCTTCGAGCCCCAGGTGTTCAGATTCTCCCCGGGGTTCTGTTCCTCGAAGCGGTTTAACGGGGTAAATGAGGATGGCACTAGCTGACCCTCACCTGCACCACGGAGCCATTACGGTAGTATTGCCCCACCTTCACCCCACCTGCCGCCGCCGCCGCGTCATTGGCATAGCTGGTTGAACTCGCCAGCACAGACGGAACACCGCTCAGTGTCGCGAGCGACGAACTCACGCTTCCAAACGCGGCCTGGATTTGCAGGACGAGGCGCCCACCCCATGCGGGAATGCCGGCCTCATTGACCACATTCACCATGCCGCCCTCACAAAGCCCGTGGAGAGCCGTCTGTTCGTGATCCCCTTCATGTTCGCATACGCCGCCTCGACCGCATCCATGGCCGCCGTCGCCGCATCTGCATCCTTGAACACGTCTCGATAGAGGAAGTGCTTGGCCTTCGCTGTAATCAGCCGCATGCCGTCCGTGGTCCAGTTGTTGGACTGGTTCAGGGTATCTGGGACTGGTCCATAGGTGAGGGCCGGCGTGACATCGGAGACCGTCAGCCAGATCGCCGGATAGTTGGTGTTCGGCGTGGGCCACACGCGGGCCTGCGTCAGATATGGCGCCCAATAGATCGGCTGACCAATCTGAGGGATCGTATAGAGGCTCTCCAAGTAGTCATTGGTCTTCTTTTGAAGCCAGAAGTTGACCCCGCCGACGACGATATAGACATCATCGATCAACTCATAGCCTGTCGGGAGCGCGGTATATTGGCTACCTGAGGCAATCGTCGTGGTGAGGCGAAGTTCGTTGAACCAGAACCGCTCGTTACCGTAGTCGGAGATTGCGTCCGCTATCGACTGGTTGAGCTGATTTGCGAGGACGTCCCCGAGGTCGTCGCGGTTGGTCTCCGTGATGATCCGGTTCTGTAGGTCCGCGAGTGTCGAGCCTGGAACCGCCATCTTCCCTTACCGTCGCCCCTTGCTCAGCCTCCCGCTGCGCTTGCCAGATCGTCCGGCGCCGCATGATCAGCCCAGATTGGGATGGTAGCTCAAGCTGATCGTGCATTGACCCGTCGTCGGGGCCGTGCCCGTCTGGCTGGTCGAGAGATAGATCGGCGTGCCGGCATTGGAGGTCACAGCCTTACATGTCGCAATCGCGGCAATCGGGGCCGCCGTGATCACCGCTGCTTTCGAGGCTAGCGAACCACTGGACACAAAGTCGGTTCCCGTCGCGGTGAGGCCCACCGAGAATAGATTGTTGGTCCCGTTGTTGAAGGCCACGTCCACGTAGGCGTTGCAGTTGATCGGCACAGCGCCAGGCGGGAGGGTGCCGATCTGCACCCCGGCCGCCAGGGCCGCATTGGCGAGGGCAACCGTGTTGTTGCCCGGCTGGCCCTGGATGCTGTTGAAGGTGAAGTCGAAGCGGATAGTGTGCGCGACCTGAAGGTCGAGCTGGCGAGCGGATTGCGTCATGTTCGTCAGCTTTCCCTAGGATTGCGTCGTGTAGGCCGGCATCAGCATCGTGCCGTAATCCGCCGAGTTGTACTGCGACTTCTTGATCCCGAAGATGCAATTCGCGGCCACCCCAAGTTGGTTGCCATAGTCGAACAGTTCTTCCGCCCAATCCATCGCATCCATGCTCTGGCCCTGACCGAAGCCGATCACAGCGGCCTGAGCGCCAAGCAGCACATTCCGGCGCGTGTTGGTCACGGCCACGCCCGTCGAGGAGTTCGAGCCGTTCGGGATGCGCGTCGATTCATGCAGGACCACGCCGTTGTACTCGCCCAGAGCGCCCGTATAGATCGGGTTGCGGGCCGAGCCATCGCCCGTGACAGCCGCCTTCTGGATATCCAGCCATTGGCCGGTGTTGGTATTGGTGCGAAGGTCGGTGACGCAGTTGGTATGTAGCACCGCCACATACTTCGCTTCGCCATTGACCATGATCGGCCGGATAACCGGCGTCGCCAGCTTGGCTGCCGCGACAGCCTGGTCGATCAGCCCGAGCACGAACTTGTCGGTGGAATCGAGCGTCTGATCGGTGACGTGCGCCGTGGTCGAAACCCGGTGGTTTGCATCCGGCGCGATAGGGGCGTTCAGGCCGGTGTATTGGATCAGCGGCTGGCTGACATTGCCGCAGACCTGGTTGAAGAAGCCGAAGTCGAACCGGGCTGCGAACCAGTCGCTCAGGCCAGTCATCGCCTCTTCACGAACCGACCATGGAATACGCTGATCTGACATCTTGCCGCCTGACCGTACCGCGTTGCGCAGCTGGTTGATGAGCAGGTTGTCGGTATAGGTGATCAGGGCTTCTTCGTTTCCCTCCAGCGTGCCGTCGCCGACAATGCCGTCCGCGCCGAGCTGCATGCGAAGGGTGGTCGTCACCCGGTCCCCGGCGGACTTGCCGGTATCATCGAGCATTTGCAGGATCGAATCCGAGCCTTCGCCCAGGAACTTGCCGACCCAGGTGGCCTTCAACGCTTCCTCAAAGAGGGTCTTGCGCCAAAGCTTGACGGCTTCTGGGGCGTTTACGCCATAAGAGGTCTGAGCCATGATGGTCCCATCAGAGAAATGGAATATCCCCGTCCGTGGGGACCATCAGTCAGGCTTTAAGCCCCTGCGGCTTCGGTTCGTACGTGAACCATCCCTTACGCTCTACGAGCTGCCTTCTCGGCGTTGCGCTCTTGAGCCTTCAACTTCGCCCAGGCTTCGGTGAAAGCCTTCCCTTTGAGTCCGGAAACGTACTCGTAGGTTAGCTCGCCGTCCCCTGCGCTTCGACCTCCGGCCGCAGACAACGATTTGCCTGCATTGGCCGCACGTTCGATAGTCTCAAGCTTCTTGTCCTTGGCGTCAACCCCAAAGCCACGGTTTTTCGCCAGCTTATAGACCACTTCCGCCGGGTCTTTGCCCGCCCGAATCGCTCTCGCCACCACGGAAACCAAGTCTTGCCGTAGCGCATCGCCTAGTTCCGATGCGCTGACGCCAGATTCGGCTAGTTCATCTTGTCGCACCTTGCGGAAGTGCGCCACCGCATCGTCGTAGTCGGAGTGATCCTCGCGGAAGTCCTTTTCGTACTCATCCATGCGCTTGCCGATCTGCGCCATGGCCGCTTGCTGTTCGGCTTGCTGCTGGGACTGGCGTTCGGCTTCGGCACGTTCCGCCTTGGTCATGTCCATGTACTTCTTGGCGAACTTCATCCAGCCGATAGGATCGACATCCATGTCCGGCTCGTTGTCGTCCGCTTCGATGGCGCGTTCCACGGCCGGCCTCGCCTGGATCATCTCTCTCAGAGAGGCGATCTCGCGGCGATATTCACGCATATCCCGCGTCGCGGCGCTCAGGCGCTTGGCAAGCTCTTCTGGCGCCAGAGGTTCCTTCGCTGGCGTCTCGACCGTTTCCGTAGTTTCGATGACGGTTTCTTCGCTCATTTCGACTCTTTCGGCTCGGTAAGTTCGGAGACGGTTTGGCTCAGCAAGTGGCCCGTCTTGGCTCGATCAAGATTGATCTGCGCCAGTTCGGCCTCGTCCTTGAGCTGCGAGGGCTGTTCAGGCTCGTTCGCACCGGTAGCGATGTTCATGTGCGTTTCGGCTGTCTTCGCCTCCAGCAAGCCTGCCTGGGCCTGATGGTGTGCCGCAGATGCGCTCATATCCGCGATCTTAGCTGTCGCGGCCTGGGTCTGTAGCTGTTGCTGGATCGGCGCGGTCTGCTGCTGTGCCTGTTCCTTCCCGATCAGATCGGCCGCGATCATCTCGGAGACCTTGGCTGGTAGCGGGCTATAGCGCGCGAGTTCGGCCCAAACTTTGGCGCCCAAGCCGGCGTTCTGAAGCAGCGGCATCAGTTGCAGCAGGATTTGGAACACTTGCATCTTCTGATTCGGTCCACCCGGCGCTTCGTCCACGATCACATCGTATTCGGCCGCGTCGCGCTTCAGAACCAAAGGAACGTACTGTGGATTGTTATCCTGGCCCGTCACCCTCACCAGCTTGTCCGCCGGCATATAGAGCGACATCATCTTGAGCAGCAAACGCCCCTGCATCTTGTGATAGCGGCGCTTGCCATCGAAGAACGCGGCCAGGATGCCAAACGCCTGGCGCGTACGCTGAGCCTCCAAAATCCCGGCCTTCTGGGCTTGTGCGTCGGCCGCCCCCAACATTTCCTGGTTGACACCGGTGGTGTCGCGGATTGCCCCGACTGCGTACTCCATCAGCTTGTCCATGCCCTCGGGATACTGCACCGCGTCCTTGGGCTTCAGCTTCGGGCCCTGCGGACTGGAGAGCGAACCCGGCGCAACAATGGTGATTGCGGAGGGATCGGACCATGTGCGCTCGAACTCTATCTGATCTAGCGCCGCGCCTTCCTCCATCATGATTCCGCCCGTCGCATTGGTGCGGAACATGTGCATCAGTTGGGAATAGAGCTTATTGGCCCACTTCT